GGATTTCCTACAGTGCAAGGAGCAGTAACAGATACAATTATTTTCCAAACAACATTATCTAACAACTCAACTGCTTATCCATTAACTATCAAGGGAACTGATTTATTACCTGGTGGATCTAGTGCAAGTACTCCTTTTAGCACCGGTGTAAACAATATTGGTAGCTCCACTTATCAATGGAACAATGTTTACGCAACAAACTTTTTTGGAACAGCAACAAACGCAAATAATCTTTCGCTTGGCGGATCATTTGTAACTGCAACTACAGCAAATACAGCTAATACGATCGTTGGCAGAGATAGTACCAATACGATTTATGCTACTACATTCAATGGAACAGCTACCGCTGCCGATTATGCAGACTTAGCTGAGAAATATCTAATGGATCAAGATTATCCTGTTGGCACAGTAGTATCAGTCGGCGGTGATGCAGAGGTTACTGCCTGTAGTATAAGTGACAGACCAATAGGTGTTGTTAGCGAAAATCCAGCGTTTATGATGAATCAGGGATTAGAAGGTGGTACCTACATAGCATTGAAAGGCAGAGTTCCAGTATTAATACATGGCGCAGTATCGAAAGGTACAAAAATTATAGCTGGTCCAGGCGGTACTGGTATAGCTAATGATCCTAATTTTGGTGTCAACGGTGATGTGTTTGCTATAGCACTTGAAGATAAACTAACATCCGAAGTCGGGTTAGTTGAATGTGTCGTGTTGTAAGGTAAATATATGGCTGCCGTTGGTTCTAAAATATTTGCAAGCGACTATAATGTATTACAGTCTACAATAAGCACTGTGATGGGTGTTGGTACATCTTTTTATGGTTATAATCAGATTGTTCAAAGCAGTCAAATAACCGCGACCAGTGGGAAATATCCTCCAATTAAATTAAACCAATGGATAGCACTTAGAACAGATATACTTAATGCTTATACACATCTAGGACTTTCTGGTTATACTATTCCAGGAGTTCCGTCGAACGCTAACAAGGTCACAGCCGTTGATTATGCTAATTATCAAACTTTAGTCAACGCAATATATACGGGATCTACAGCAACTCCTCCATCGGGCCAAGCAAGTTTATCTGTCTTATCTAGTAGTTCTCATACCAATCTGTGGAATGGAACTTTAACACATACAGTTACATTGACATGGCCTAGTGTAAATGCAGTAAGAGGATTTTTTAATTCTGGAAGCAACATTCAATTTACAGCTACTTTGACAGGATATTCAAATTCAGATGCTAGCACTGTTAAGGACAATGATTGGAATACCTTGTTAACAAATATGGGCACTATAACGATGAATTATGCTAGCACCATCAATACTGGTAGTTATACTACAAGAGCATCTTCAGTAGGATATTATCAGCTAACAACAACTCCGCAGTTAATATTTCAAAAAACAACTTCAACACCTACATATAATCCTAATCAATATGACATTTATGCAAGTGTAGATGCTACTGGTACTATCGTAACATTCAGTATTAAATTTGCTGATCTATCTACTGGCACAATAGACGAAAATGTAGAAGGTACATTAACAAGTAATGTTAAAGCATACTACTCATCGGGATCTAGTGTATCAGCAGTATTGCCAAGCGTGACTTACACTGGTCCGTAAATTTAATCGCATATGGCGATAGCCATAAATATACTAAGTTTATAGGGTAATTCATGACAGCAACATTAGCTACATTTAATGGTTATATTAGTAATGGAACTAGCGGAACAGCGGGTACTATTCTAACTGTCACGGGCGGAATTACAGGCACTATTACGGTAGGAATGGCAATCCAAACATCAGGCCTAGCCATTACTGCAAATACGCATATACTAGCATTTATTTCTGGCACGGGCGGGGCGGGAACTTACACTGTTAGTATCAGTCAAGCTAAAGGAACAGTTTCTACTCCTTTAACAATTACCGGGACTACCGCATCGGTAATATTGGCAGCTGATTATAATTATATTCAAAATATCACAAGTTCTGTTATAGGAACTGGATCCGGTACATATGGCTATGGTGTTGCCTTAAACGCAACAAGTCCGGTAACAGCAGGTACGCAACCTACTGCTGTTCAATGGAATAATTTACGTACCGATCTTATAAATGCATATACACACCAGGGTAGCACAGGTAGTTTAACTATTCCTCCAGTCCAAGCTGCCAAATCAAGTATTAATGCTATTGATTTCAATCATTATCTAATCTTAGCAAATTCAATCTATGCAAATGCTTTAACTGTTGCCGCTTCTGGGCAAACTAGTTTAGTAAATTTGCAATCTGGTAGCCAGGGACTATATACTAGTCAGTGGCGAAACAGTGTTACTCATAGCATAACACTACAATGGTCCAGTAACAGTCTGTTGAGAGGATTTTTTAACGCAGGCGGACAGTTAAGATTTAGCGCAAGTTTAACTGGTTATTTGTCTAGTGATCCAGGATATGCAAAAGATCAAGATTGGAATACATTATTAAGTAGCATCGGAACTATCACAATGAACTACAACAGTTTAACTTGTAGTGGTTCGTCTACTTCCATTACCAGTACAGCTGGATTTTTTAATCTACCTACAGGTTCGACTAACATTTTTAATAAAACAACCTCTAGTCCAACATATACTCCAAACCAATATGACATTTATGCATATCTAAACGGATCTAGTAGCACTGCTACTCAAATCATAATAAGTATTCAATTCCAGGATAATTCAACAACTTCTGGACACGGAACCTACGGCATTGACGAATACGTGACTGGATCACTTCAAAGTACACTATATGCGTATTATGCAAGTGGATCTTATATTCAGACTACATTGCCAACATTTGCCACAAATACTATTTCAGGATCTTAAACTCTAAACAGTTGACAAGCTAATTACTGTAGTGTTATTATAGTACACTATGGAGTTTGTTATGGACGAAAAAATTGAAAAAGCATTTGCTGTTGCCAACTATATGGCAACCCTATCAAATCAAAAAAGAATTAGTTTAGAAGAATATAATCAGGCACTAATTTATTATGTGGATGGTGCAACATTTAAGATAACTTCCAACTTGATTAGTTTTGTTAGCACTATGGCAGATAGACCATTCGATTTAGTTCTTGTGGATTCAAATAATCTTCCAGTAAAAATATCCAACCCTAAAAAGTTCCTAGCAGATATTATCGGTATTTACGATAAAGCCAGCCTTGAATATTTTGAAAAATATTCTAGTATAAAATCAAAAAGAAAAATCGCAGATATAATTGATCTATGACAGCAGGAATCGTAATATTTGCACAAAACAATTCTAAGGTTGATTATATAAAATTAGCCACCTATACGGCTTGTCGAGCTAGAGATTATCTACAAGTACCTGTAAGTATAATAACAGATAGCCCCGGCTATCTTGTAGCCAGCCAGCCAGATCATCCTTTCGATAAGATAATAGAAATTCATAATACTGATCAGACGCAGAAAAAACATTTTCAAGATGGCAAATTATTTTCTACGTATTTAGAATGGAAAAATTTTGCAAGGAATCAAGCATACGAATTGAGTCCTTATGATAAGACCATGGTAATAGATAGTGATTACATAATTAATTCTTCTATGCTCAAATCTGCATTTGAACGAGATGCAGATTTACAGATATATTCAGAGAGCATGGATCTAGCTGTTTGGAGGCCTACTAAGGAATTTGAAAGAATCAATGATAAAAGTATTAAGTTTTATTGGGCCACAGTTTTTGTCTTTCAAAAAAATTTAGTAACAGAGTCATTTTTTAATTTAATTTCTTATATTAGATCCAATTGGAACTATTATAGAATGTTATATAACATTGATACACAGTTATTCAGGAATGATTATGCTTTTAGTATAGCTATTCACATTATAAATGGAAATTCTGAAAACTTTTTTGTATCAGAATTGCCAGGCAAGATGATTTACACTAGAGATACAGATTTATTAGTTGAAGCTAATAATCAATCTATGAAATTCCTACTTGAAAAACAAAACTATCCTGGTGAGTATCAGGCAATAAAAACTCAAGGACTGGATGTTCATATTATGAATAAATTTAGCCTCAGTCGATTTATTGATGGAGGTTCGGGTGTCTAAAGGTTTTCTAGTTCTTGCTCAAAATACAGATACTATTGACTATGTTCAACAAGCCTATGCTCTAGCATTGAGCATAAAGCTAACTCAAAGTTCTATAACAGATATTAGTATTGTAACTAATGATATTGTACCTTCTGAGTATGTGAGCGTGTTCGATCAGATTATTCCTATTCCTTATTTTAATAAAGATGTAAGTTCATCATTCAAAACCGAACACAGATATCAGATGTTTTATGCCACTCCTTATACGGAAACGATAGTACTAGATACTGATATGATTATGTTAGATGATATAGATTCCTGGTGGAATTATTGTAAAAATTATGACTTAAAGTTTTGTAATAGAATTAAAAATTATAAAATGGAAACAGTAGTAGATACCGTACATAGAAAAACATTTATAGAAAATAATCTAACTAATCCGTATTTTGCACTACACTATTTCAAAAAAACTGAACCCGCTAGAGAATTCTACAAAGTTTTAGAATTTGTATGTAATAACTGGGAATGGTGTTGGACAAAATTTGCACCTAACTATTATCAAAATTGGCCTAGTATGGACCTTGCTACAGCCATTGCTATAGAAATTGTTGGAGCACATGAACAAGTTTTAGATGTGTCCAACCCAATGGAATTCGTACATATGAAAGTTCCGTTACAAAATTGGTCTATAGATAAATCTAGTTGGAAAGAATGTGTTTTATATAATTTTACAGGAGAGTTAACTGTAGGAAATATCAAGCAACAAAAGTTATTTCATTATGTAGAAAAAGATTTTTTATCTAGTAGTATTATAGAAAAATTAAAGGAGGTGTTAGGTGAGTAAAAAATCTAAGAAAAATATCGACACTACTCCTCGATTCTATATTCACTATCATCCTGAAACTCTACAAATATTGTCTGTAAACAATTATAAACAACATTCTGATCTTATACCCTTAGAAATAGACTTTCAAACATATGAAAATTTACTTTTTGGCAAAGATAGATTTGAAGATTATAAAATAGGACCTATTGTAGATGATTCTGGCGTTACAGTGATTGGAGTTACACACACAAATTTCATCATCAATCATACGTTACCTAACGGACTGTTATCTTGTATCAATCAAAAAAATGACCCTTATCATCTCTTAGTCGGATGGAACGGTTGGCAGAAACATTGGGTGTTCAGTCCTTCTGCATCGTTGATAAAACAATACTATAATAATGAACTATCTTTTAGAGAAATATCTATTTTTGTAATTTCAAAAAATGATCCCGATTTCTTGATAAGAACTATCGATGTTGATATCAGATCAATGATGCCTAAAAAGGATATGATTGTTGATTTTGAATCAACTTGGGAATCTGATATAAATTCTATCACTCTGTTAACAAATATTTCTTTAGATTATTCTTTACACATTTGGGAGTCTCATGAATAAAATTAAAGTTATAGAACAAGACATAATTTTTCTTAGTTATGATGAACCAAATGCAGAAAAAAATTATGCAGATTTGTGTAATAAAGTGCCCTGGGCTAAACGTGTACACGGAGTTAAAGGAAGCGATGCGGCCCATAAAGCGTGTGCGGCACTAAGTGAGACTGAATATTTTGTTACAGTAGATGCAGATAATATTGTTGATCCAAAATTCCTTGAAGTAGAAGTGGATCTAGAAGAACTAAAATTAACTGTGGACCATGTTTTTAGCTGGTGTGGTCGAGTGCATGTCAACGGTCTAATGTACGGAAACGGCGGACTAAAAATGTGGACTCGTAAATTTGTGAATGAAATGCGTACACATGAAAACTCTGATCCTAATGATACCAAGGGATTAGTCGAGTTTTGTTTTGATGACAAGTACTATCAGTTTAATGAAAACTACAGTGAGAGCTTTACTAATGCCAGTCCGTTCCAAGCATGGAGAGCGGGATTCCGAGAAGGTGTTAAGATGAGCTTAGACCAAGGTGCTCGAGTAAAAGATCTTAAAACTATTTGGTGGCAAAATTATCATAGACTTTTGGTGTGGTGTAATATCGGTATCGATGTAGAAAATGGCTTATGGAGTATTTACGGAGCAAGAGAAGGTGCATACCTTACTAATTGTACTGATTGGAATTACAGCAATGTAAGAGATTTTGAATGGCTCACTGAACAATGGAAAACCAAATATAGTAAAATAACTGACAAGATGTTACCTCATGAAATCAGTGGTCTAGGTGAAACATTAAAACATGAGTGCGGATTAGAATTATTTGATCCATGCACCGATTCTAGTAAGTTTTTCAAAACTGTTTTTAACAATAGTCCTAGAATAATAAGGAACAGATAATGTACGATATAGCATTTATATCATACCATGAGAAAACTGCTAACTCAAGTTTTATTCAATTATTGAATCTTAATCTTAAAAATTATATTTATAGGGTACATGGAGTTAAAGGAATACATCAAGCACATATCGAAGCTGCCAAATTATCAAGCACACCTATGTTTTATGTTGTCGATGCAGATGCAAAAATACTACCCACGTTTCGATTTAACTTAAAATTAGATCCTAGCGAAGAAGACATTGTTCATGTTTGGAAAAGTAAAAATCCAGTAAACAGTTTAGAATATGGCTACGGAGGTGTAAAATTACTGCCAACCAATTTAACTATTAATATGGATACGTCTAGTCCCGATATGACTACTAGCATTAGCCAACGATTCAAAGCAATTGATAAAATTAGTAATTATACTAATTTCAATACTGATCCGTTAAGCACTTGGCGAAGTGCATTTAGAGAATGCGCTAAACTTTCTAGTAAATTAATTATTGGTCAAAATGATAAGGAAACTATTGAGCGATTAAACGTGTGGAGATATAATACTAACTCTGCACCATATGCCGAATATGCTAGGGGAGGCGCTAGTGCAGGCGAATGGTATGGATCGACATACAAAGATGATCTTGCAAGTCTAGCTAAGATAAACGACTACGATTGGTTGGAAAAAGAGTTTAATCAACATACAAGTATGTTTCCACCAGAAACATTCAAGTAAGATTATTCATTAATGGAAAGATTTCACTAATAATTTTAGCACATGCCAATGCAACTTCTTGATGCTCCTTCTGTGTACCATTTGCACTTCGTAATTCTATAAAATGGATCCAACTGCGTAGTGTTCCATTCATATATAGTTTACTTTCAATTAAGCCTTCTGGTAATACAGCACGAGCTTGTTCTTT